TGCGCCGATAGAGGATCTGGAGCACCGCGCCACCCGTCGGCATTGCAGGCGCCGTCACCGTGATGCGAGCTACCGCGGTGCCGTCGCTCGCGAGGTAGGTCGTCTCGCTTGCATAGGTCGGAGCGTTCGGCGTGGACGGTGCGACGTTGGAGACGGCGCCGGCGGTGATCGCGACTGGCGTCGCTTGCACGCGGGTCGCGAAGCCGGACACGTTCTCGAGCGCATCGTAGGCGTTGACCCAGTAATAATACGTCGTGCCTACCGCGACGTCCACGTCGACAAATCGCGAGGCGTCGACCTCGGCGATCTTGTTCGTGTTCGCGTTGGCCGGCGTGACGCCGGTCGTGTTGCGGTAGATGCCGTACTCAGAGAAGTCGGGCGCGGTCGAATCGTCCCAGTCGAGGCCCACCGCGGCGCCAGTTCCGATGGTCGCGACGAGGTTCGTCGGGATGCTGGGCGCAACTGTGTCCTTCTGCACGTTGACCGTCGCGGTCACGTAGGACGTCGAGACCTTGAAGAAGCTCTCGCCGAAAATGCGGACGTTGTACGTCAGCCCGATCTTAACGTCGCTTGAGATGTAATCCGTCGTTTGGTAGCCGGGGACCGTGTTCCACGTGAGGTAGGTCGTCGACGTGCCCTCCTTGTATTCGATGCCGACGTTGCCGCCGGCCTGGATGAACTCGTTTGCGGGCGCGGACCACGAGACAAGGATGCGCGGGAGCGCCGTGCCGTCGGCCTGGATCTGCTGCGTCGTGCCGTCCGCGGTCAGCGTGAGGTTCGTCGGCGCGGAGAGGGTGAACGGATCGGGCAGCGTCGTGTTCGGCGCGTCGTCGACGTAGATCTCGTCGTTGACGGTCCAGTCATAGACCGTCGACGCCGTCTCGCGCAGCGTCATCTCGATTGCCAGCTGCGGCGGGCTGCCGTCACTCGCGAAGTTCCACTCCATCACCTCGAAGACCTTCTGGGTCCAGCCCATCTTCGAGTTGGTAATCATCACCGTATCGCCGGCCCGCACTTGCATCGCCTCGAGGCGGAAGCGCGCGGTCATCGTGATCTCCTCGCGAGCGCGACGCAGTTCGATCACGGCCAGCCGCTGGGCGCAGGCGGGCGAGGTCGTGAACGGCAGCGCCACGTCGCGCCAGTAACGGATGCCGGCGTCCTTGGTCACGTAGGTCGTCGACGTGATCTGCGGGAAGTCGGACGGTTGCCAGTCGTTCTCAGGCGAGACGTAGACGCCCTTGACTCCGTTTACTCGGTCGCGGGCGGAGGTCTTGGTCTGCACCGTCATCTGGCCGGCGAAGTGCTTCTCGGTCAGCGTGACGGTCGGGATCCGGTAGCCGGCCGCATAGACCACGACCTTGCCTCCCGAGTAGGCGATGAGCCCGCCCATCGCGGTAATAAGCTTGCCGATGTTCTCGTCGGGCGAGGCGCTGGTGTAAAGGACGCCGTTGGCCTCGTATCGGTTCTCGTAGGTCGCCGGCGAGGTGACCGGCTTGATCTCGACTTGCTCGTCGCAGATGTTCGCCGCGGCGTTGATTGCCGTATCGTCGATCTCGGCCGAGTCCATCGCCATCCCGAGCGAACTGGTCAAGTAGTCCCGAAGGCAGAGCGCAGGGTTGGCCGAGTAAGCCGTCGTCGTTGTCCGCGGATCGTAGACCTGCTTGCCCTTGACCACCGCGGCGATGTTCGGGATGCCGCCGGTCCAGACCTCTTGGTTCCAGACGAGGCGCACGTAGATGTAAGCGATTCCGCGCAGCCGGTGATTGCTCGTCCACTTGCCGTCGGTCAGGCCGGAGGTCGCGGTTTCAAGGTTCGTCTCGACCGTCTGCGTGTCGCTGCCGAGCTTCTTGTAGATCTCGGCGTAGCCCGTGAAGCGCCCCTGGGCGGCGCTGCCTGCGCCAGTTAGCGCGAGCTCATCGTTGAAGTAGACGTCGCCGATCTCCTCGACCTCGTGACCGGCCATCGCGACGACGAGGTGCAGATACTCGTTTTTTGTTCCCGTCGTTGAGATGTAGACGATGACGCCCGAGGTCTTCGTCTGGCCGTAAACGATCTGCCGCGCCGCAATTGGCGAGCGGATCATCTGCGAGCGGTCGGTCAGCGACGGGTCCGAGTAGCTCGGAGCCTTTGGTGCGAGCAGCTTCGACGCCGCCATCGAGGCAGCGGTCGTCGCGATGAACTTGAGCACGAACATCACCGCGTTTGCCGCGGCGACACTCAGCCCGATATCCATCAAAGCGATCCAGACGACGACGGCGACTTGCGGCATAGTTAGAGGCGCCAGCAGGCGGCACCGTTGAGGTCGAGGAACTCCAGCCCATCGCGGCCCACGAAGGCGGCAGCGTTACCCACGCATACGCCCAGCCCGATGCCGTTGCCCACATCGCGGGCGATCACGTCGCCGCGGCGAGCGAGGCCGATCTGCGTCGGCTCGAGCCCGAGCTCGCGCGCGAGTTCCAGAATCCCGCCGGCCTTGTCGATGATGCGCTGCGCGCCGATTCCGCTCGAGTAGGTGCCGCGGTAGTGCGCCGCGGGATCTCGGCCCGTTGCCCGAGCGACCCAGTCGGCCGCAAATAGACAGCAGTCATTCGCGCCCCACGCGAACGGCTGATTGCGCCGCTCCTCGATAAAGCGCGCAAGCTCCGCGGGAATGTCGGCAGCCTTCATTCGTATCCGGTGGGTCCGGTCTGGTTGCCTCCGTTCCAGTTCGTTTGCTGCGTCTGGTTCGGGTTGCCCCAATAGATCGCCTTCTCCTGGATGGCGGTCACGAACTCCAGCCCGAGGTCGCCGGGGAAAAGCGCGGTCTGCTCCTCGTGCGTGTAGCGCACTTCGCGCGGCCGCTTGAAATCAACGAGCCGGTTCTCGGCCGTCATCGTGATGTCCGCTGACTGCCCGTCGTCCGAGATCTGCATCACGTCCATCCGCCCCTGGAAGACGGTCACCGGCGACGAGATCAGCGTGCCGGCGGTCGGCGAGAGCGCGCCGAAGAGCACCGTGCAATCGCGGCCTTGGTAATCCTCGGTCAGCGCAAGCGCGATGTTCGCGGTGGGCACGCCCGAGAGCCGCATCGAGATGCCGCGGGCCGCGAGGTCGGTTGTCTCCTCAATCGGCGAGATGCTACCGAAGGTGCCGATGCCGAGGTAGGGAACGCCGGCGTAAGTCAGCGTCCCGTAGCCGGTCCAGAGGCGCGTGTAAGCGGAAGGGAAACTAAGCGAGACGAGGATGACCGGCGCTAGCTGCACCGTCGTCACCTCCGTCACCATATCGGCCGAAAGCGTGCGGCCTGCGGTTGTGATGCTCATTGCGCGACGTCCTCCGCGATGGAGAAGGTGATGCCGTAGATGCTCGCGAGCTCTATCGACCACTCGGTGCGCGACTCGGCCAGCCGGAAGACGCCCTTTGCGTTGGAGTAGGTGATCGACGTGCCGCCTGTGTAGCTGGAGCGCAGAACCGGGAAGAGGTCGACGCTGCTCGATGAGTTGACCTGGACGACCTTGTAAAGCGACGTGCCGATCTGAAGCCAGTCTCCAACCGCGAAGGTGCCGGTCGCGCCGGAGATGCCGAGAGTCGAGGTGTTGGCGGTCGCGCTGCTGACGGTCAGCGTGCCGGTCACGTTGCCCCGCGCTGAGGTGTTGGCGTAGTCTTGGAAGTAAAATGTGCCGCGCTGCGCTGCCAGCAGGAACCCGATCACCTCCTCGGCCGCCGCGCGCGTCATCGGCGGGCACTCGACCGAGCCCATCCACGCCTGCCCCGGCCAATTGTATTGCTGCGTCTGGAATGTGAACGGCGAGACGTTGCGCGAGGTCGCGCTCATCCCCGAGAGCGTCAGCTTCGAGATGCGGAACGGCGACGGCGGCGTGAGTGGGTAGGAAATTGCCATAGCTTAGGCGAACGCTGCGCGATAAGCGCCACCGCGGCGCACCATATCTGGAATCTCGGCCTTGAGGCGTTTGCGCTCCGTCTCGAGGATCGGAACGAGCTCGGCGCGAGTGACGCCGGCGGCGATGTGGTAATTGATCGTCACGCCAGTCGAGCCGCCTCCGTTGGAGCCAAGGCGATTGTTCGGCACGATGCTGCCGGACGAGGCCGGCATAAAGAGCTCCGGCCCCTTTTCGCCGACGAGGTACGGGGTGCCTCCGGTGACGGGTCCGCCAGATGCGCGGCCGGTGAAGAGATCCGCGAAGAAGTTCCCGAGCCCGCTCGCCATCGGCTTCGTCACTTGCTCGCGGAAGATCAGCCGCAACAGATCTTGCCCGAGTGCACGCAGCACCTCGCGCAGCTTATTGCCAGAAATGATCGCGTCCTCGAATGACTGAGCGATGGTTGCGCCGAAATCCATTCCAAAGGCGCGGCGCTCCTGCTCTAGTGCGACGATCTTTTCGATCACGTCCTTGAGCTTGTTCTCTGCATCGGTCTCAAGCTTGAGAACCTCGACTCCGTTGCCCTTCAGGGAATTGATAAATCGAACCAGCGAAGCTTGGTCCCGGTAGAGCAGATTAAGCTCCTGCTCGGTCGTCAGCGCCTTTTTTCCGACTCCCTCCAGTTCTCGCTCCGCTTGTCGACGGCTGTCTCGCGCAGCATCGAGCTTCTCGTTCGCCTGCTCCTCTGCTTTAGCTATCTGTTTCAGCAGCTGCTCGCGCTGCGCCAGAATTGCGAGCGCGTCCTTTTGCAGTCGGAAGCCTTTTTCCGGCTCACGCTCAAAAGCTTTTACCGCCTCCTCAAACCCCTTGGCAGCATCTTGCAGGAGCGTGTCCGCGAGCTCCTGCTCGGTCATATTCATCCGCGACATCTCGACCTGGAGCCTCCGCGTCTCCTCGGTGATCGACTCAATCTCCTTCTTGGATCGCTCGAACTTGAACTGGCGAATGATGTCTTCGGTCGCCTTGACTTTGCCGGGGTCGAAGACGCTTCCGATATTGATTCCGACTTGAGCCAGCGCGATCGGTATCTTGGTCAGGAAATTCAGGATGCCCTCGACGGCCTGCTCCATTCTGATGGCGCTTGCGATCTGCTCGTCGTCGAAGCCCATCTCCTCGCCCGCCATAGCGACTTTATCCAGTCGCTGCTTCATCATATTCAGCGTGCCGAGGACAGCCTCGCCGCCAAAGGCGAGCTTCGTGATCTTCGCGATGCTCTTGGTCTGGTTCTCCAGACGAGTCAGCGAATTTTGCACCGAGGCGAACGCAGCCCGCGTCGCGTCGACGGCCCGTAGGGTAAAGGTTGCGCTAGCCATTGCGGTGTTGGGTTCGCTGCTGGTGGTTTAGGTAGGCGATCCAGCCGTTCATCTCGTGAGCTGGCATCTGGAGGACTTCGTGAGCGAACTTGCCGAGACGATCCGCGAGCGCATAGACGGCGAGGAGGTCGGCACCAGCCTCGCCGCCGGCTAGTTTTTTAGCTCTTCAGCCTTCGGCGCATCGTCGGCCAGGATAGCGTTTGCCACTCGCGCGAGGACGTTGGAGTCCGCGCGGTTGAGCAGCACCGCCTTGTCCTCGATGGTGAAGAGCTTCTTCCCGTCCTCGCTCGTCGCCTTCATCAGAAGGATGTCGACGAGAAGCTCCATATCACTCTCGCGGCTCTTTTTGTAGAGGCGCGCCTTCTCGGCCAGCGTGACGGGAGTGGCGTGGATCGTCAGCTTCCACTCGGGCACCTCGATCTTTTTGGTGCCGAGGGA